GAATTTATTAAACCATACTTTGGTTTGAGAATGTTTCCTGTATGGCACATTGGATCAAATTATTTACATGAGATTGCTAAAACATGGTATCAATATTTAGTTGATAAAGGGGTTAATTTTAGTTGGAATACTACTATTACTGATATTGATTTTCAAGATTTGATTATTAAATACAAACAAGGTGAAGATGAGTTTGTAGCATTAAATGCTTACGATAAATTAATATTCGCAGTAGGTAAATCAGGTATTGATTTTGCTCAACAATTATCTGATACTTACAAGTTACCAACTGAACCCAAATCAGTACAAATTGGTGTTCGATTTGAAGCACCACAAAAATATTTTCAAAAATTAATAGATATAAGTTATGATTTTAAACTTTACCAAAAATTTGATAATGTTTCTCTTCGCAGTTTTTGTACTAACAATAATGCTGCATATGTTGCTGTCGAAGAAACCTATGGCGACGTAAGTTATAATGGCCACGCTAAAAAAGGAGAAGAATTTAGAAATGATATGACTAATTTTGGTATTTTAATGGAAATTAAGGGTATTGAAGATCCATTTAAATGGTCACGTGATGTAGTACAGAAATGTCAAACATTAAAACTAGATTTAGGTGCTGATTGGTCAGAACATGGTGGTGGATTATATTACTCACCAAGTAGAGAAATAAGCACTACATCAGAATATGCTCTTATTAAAGCAACTAAAGTAGGTGATTTGGGTGTATTTAAAAATGCTTTTGGAGAATATGCTGATTATATAATGAATTTTATTGACAATATGAACAGTGTATTTAATTTTGGTGATGATTGGGGAATGTATATTCCTGAGGTAAAGTACCTATCACCTGAACCACTAGTTAATTATCACGATTTATCATTAACAACATATCCAAATGTACACTTTGTAGGTGATGCTTTATCAGCTCGTGGTATTACAGTTTCAGGAGCACATGGTATTTATGTTGCTGAAAAGTTAATCCAACACAGCCATCTTGTAGAATTAACACAACTTTTGGAAACAGAATAATTGATTGTACCTTTATATTATGGAAGAACGTAGAGGCAGACCAAAAACAATAGTACATACAGATCATCCACGCAAATTTACTCGTACATACGAAGATGAATTTACTGTTGAAACGTGGAAATTTGATTTAGATAAATTTGATAAGGGTCCTATTGAAGTAGATATTAAATATAAAGCTGGTGCTGAGAAAAAATTAAAACAAATAGCTAAGGAAGTAAAGCAGCAAAAGAAGATTGAAAAACAAATGAAAAAAATAAACGAAAAAAATGGAAAGAAAAATTAAAACAACAGAAGGACACACATTAGTTATTTCTCAGACAACACGTTTAGGTCATGATATTACAGACAAAAAAGACCCTAAAGCAAATGAAAAGATTTGGGTATTACATAATGTAGAAGGTCCTGCCTTAATTACACCAGATAATAAAAAAGAATATTATTTCTGGGGCATTTATCAAGGCAATACAGTTGAAGTACTTAAAGATTTAAAACGTAATCATACAGGACTTCCACCAGCTAAAAATCCATTATTTAAAACTAGATTATAATGAAGATAGGTTTTGCAGGTACAATGTCAGTAGGTAAAACTACATTAGTTAAAGCACTAGCTGAATTGCCTGAATTTAAAGATTATTATGTTGCTACTGAACGTAGCAAGTATTTACGTGATTTAGGTATTCCGTTAAATACTGATTCTACAATACCTGGTCAAATGATATTTTTGGCTGAACGTGCTAGCGAAGTATTGCGTGATAATGTACTGACAGATCGTACTATATGGGATGTATGTGCATTTACTTTAAGTGCACAATCCATAAGCAAATACGAAAAAAATACATTTGTAGACGCCGCTTTACTGTTAAAAGACTATTATGATATTGTATTTTATGTTAGTCCTCGTGGTGTTAAAGTTGAAGATAACGGCGTTAGAACAACAGATTTAACGTATAGATTCAAGATCGATAAAACAATACGTGAGCTGCTTGACGAATATCCACCACAACGATTAGTGGAAATTGAAGGAACAACAGAGGAGCGCATTAGCATTGTGTTAGAAACATTTAATAAATATTTATAACGGACACAAACAACAAACAATGAAAAAAAACGAATTAAAAGAATATATTAAATCACGTGTTCGTGAAGCATTATATGTAGGTAAAGCTGCTGAAGATGAATTGCAAAAAGATAAAAGATTTAGTGCTTTACCTCCTACTGAAAAAACCAATGCTGTTTCAAAATTAAGAATGGGTGGATCTGTTGAGTTAGGTGAAACTGAACTCATGGAAATGGCACGTAAAGCAGCCACATTTAAAGTAGCAGCTGATTTTAAGGAAAAAGCTAAAGGTATTAAAACTGGTGGTCCAATTAGTCCTAAAAAATTAGAGGATATTATAGCATTCCTTGATGGCAAAGACGAAACCACTGGTCCTGCAATTGCTGCTGGTGTTGGTTTTGAAGGTAAAATGCCCCGTATATATCCTATATTCGCTGCTTTAATTGATGTTGGTGCTCTTGTAGGCACAGAACAAGAAAAAACAGAAGATATCCCTGAAACACCTGAAAATGAAGACGAGGATATTGAAGATATTTTAGATCCTGAAGATACTGTTGAAGATGAAGGTGAAGATGAATTTGAAAAAGAACCTGGTGCAACAGATATTGAAAAAGCACCTCCAATAACAATGGATCCTGTATCACAAGCATCAGTTGAATTTGTTACAAACAACGATAGATTAATTCAATCTATTATCAATAATTATAAAGAATCAAGATCACGTTTGGGTGCTATTCGTGAGGAAGAAGGCGATTTAAATGCTGCTGACTATAAAAAAGCACTTAAGAAAAGTAAAGAATTAGCTACAGATGTATTAACACAAAAAATAGATACATTAGTAGATAAAATCAAAGAATTAGAACCATCAGTACAAGATAAAGTACTTAAATCACTTGATTTCAAATTCAAATCAGTAAATGCTGATTATCTTTCTAAAATTGTAGCTAAAAAATTAGGTAAAACTATAGCTCCATCTGCCCCTGAAAAACAAGTAGACGTAGATATTGATATTGAAGATATCGATGATGAAATAATGGAAGATACAGGTGTTGAAGATGTAAGCTATGAACCAACGTTCAAAGATTATGAAAACATATATGAGCGTATGCAAAAACTTGTAAACTATAAAGGATAATTGTATGAAAAAAATATTAGATATTATTTCTAAAAACAAAAAACCGTTATTAATAATTGCTATTATTATTTTATTATTTGTTTTACTTGGTCTTTTTAATAACAAGTATCATAAAAAAGAAATTAAAGTATTAAAGCAACAAATTGAACAGAAAGAAGAGGAGTTTAAAGAAGTAATGGCTGAAAAAGAGCGTTTACAAGATTCATCTGAATTTTATGAAGCAGCTGCCTATAAAGCAGATGCTGCAGTTGTTCAAGCAAAAGCTAAAGCAGAAAAATTACGTAAAGAAAAAGAAGCAGCATTAGCTGCACTAAATAATCTTCCCAAAGACGTTATTGATTCATTTTTTGTAAAACGCTATGTTCATGTAGAAAAAATCGGTGTTGATTTAGCTCTTGATCAAAATGTAGGTAATGAAGTAGTGAAAGAATTAACTGAAAAAGATTTTTTAGTTACTGAAGTAAGTATAGAAAAAGACCAAAACAAATTATTAAGTGGCCAAGTAGATACATTAAAAGTAGCACTCAATTTTAATAAATCAGCATTAAATAAAGCCGATTCAGCTATTAAAATTAGAACTCAACAATTACAAATATCAAAAGATCTCGTTAGTATATTAGAAAAAGATCTTAAAACAGCAAAGAAAAAAGCATTTTGGGGCCGTATTAAAGGCGTTGGTGTAGGTGTTGCTGCTGGTATAGTAATCGGTGTTATTGTTAAATAATAATTTCTACATGCACCTATATATTTATATATAAACACGTGCATGAGCGATCAGAATATTAAGGATATAATTAAGCAGGAGTACGTTAAATGCATGACGGATCCTGCACATTTCATGAAAAAATATTGTATGATCCAACACCCAACTAGGGGTCGCATACAATTCCATTTATATCCTTTCCAAGAAAAAGTACTATATCAATTCCAAAAAAATAATTACAACATAGTACTTAAATCTCGTCAGTTAGGTATCTCTACTCTTGTAGCTGGTTTTTCATTATGGATGATGTTATTCCATAAAGATAAAAACGTGTTGTGTATTGCAACTAAGCAAGACACTGCTAAAAACATGGTTACTAAGGTAAGATTTATGTATGACAATCTACCTTCGTGGTTAAAAGGTGCTGAGAAACCTTTGGAAAACAACAAACTTTTACTTAAATTGGCAAATGGCTCTCAAGTAAAAGCTGTTTCGGCTGCTAGCGATGCTGGTAGATCTGAAGCAGTATCTTTACTGATAATAGATGAGGCTGCGTTCATTGAAAGTATTGAAGAGATATTTGCTTCTGCTCAACAAACCTTAGCTACTGGTGGTGGATGCATAGCATTGTCTACTCCTAATGGTACAGGAAACTGGTTTCACCAAACATGGCAGAAAGCAGAAATAGGAGACAATTCATTTGTACCTATTCGTTTACCATGGAGTGTACATCCTGAACGAAATCAAGAATGGAGGGTTAGACAAGATAGTGATTTGGGTTTAAGGATGGCTGCTCAAGAGTGTGATTGTGATTTTGCAACTTCAGGGGATACAGTATTTGAACCTGAAATTATAGGATGGTTTGAAGCTAATTTGTTAGATCCACTTGAAAAAAGAAGTGTAGATGGTAACTTATGGATATGGGAACAACCCGATTATAGCAAAAGTTATCTAGTAGTAGCCGACGTAGCTAGAGGTGATGGTAAAGACTATTCTGCGTGTCATGTGTTTGATATTGAAAATGCAACACAAGTAGCAGAATATAGAGGACAAATTGGTACTCGTGATTATGGCCATATGTTAGTAGGTATAGCATCAGAATATAATGATGCTTTGTTATCAATAGAAAATGCTAACGTAGGTTGGGATACAGTACAAACAGCCATTGATAGGGGATATAGAAATTTATATTATTCTCCAAAACAAGATGCATTAACATCTGATCAATGGGCTAGACGATATGAAAGTGATGGAAATTTAGTGGCTGGTTTTACTACATCTGTAAAAACTAGACCACTAATGATTGAAAAATTTAGAGAATATGCACATGAAAAATCATGTATTATTCGCTCAAAACGATTAATAGAAGAAATGAAGGTTTTCATTTGGAAAAACAGTAAAGCCCAAGCACAAGACGGATACAATGACGACTTAGTAATGTCATTTGCTATGGGATTATATTTACGTGATACAGCATTGCGTTTTAGAAAACACAATATGGAACAAGATCGCGCAACCTTAACAGGATTTTCAGTAGATAAAGGATTTATGAATCCATATGCTGCTAGAGGCCATAATGCACCTAACGCATGGCAAATGCCTACGGATCATGGCAATGAAGATCTTACTTGGTTATTAGGATAAAAATATTTATACACATGATAGACACATCTTTATTTGGTAGGTTAAAAAGATTATTTTCAACTGACGTTATTATTCGTAATGTTGGTGGTAATCAAGTATCAGTAATAGACACTGATCATATTCAATCAACAGGAGTAGTACAAACCAATATGTACCCTGAAAGATACCAGAGAATATATACTGGTGGTTTAGGTACATACATTGGTAATGCTCCTTACTCTAATTATACAATATTAAGACCGCAGTTATACAATGACTATGAAGTAATGGACGGTGATCCAATCGTAGCATCTGTATTGGATATTGTAGCTGACGAATCTACACTTAAAAATGGTGCAGGTGAAGTATTAGCTATTAAATCACCTGACGAAAATATTCAAAGAATATTATATAATTTATTCTACGATATATTAAATATCGAATTTAACCTTTGGGGTTGGGTTCGCTCAATGTGTAAGTATGGTGATTTTTATCTACATTTACACATCTCAGAAAAATATGGTGTTTATCAAGTAATACCTCTTAACGTTTACAACGTTATCCGTGTAGAAGGACTTGACCCTAAAAACCCAGCTTATGTGGAGTTTAGAGTTGAACCAAATGCATCATATACAGGTGTATTAGGAATGAGTGATAAAACAAGTGTTAAGTTTGAAAACTATGAAATAGCAAACTTTAGATTATTAGGTGACTATAACTTCCTTCCTTATGGCCGTTCATATATTGAACCAGCTCGTAAGATATTTAAGCAATTAGCATTGATGGAAGATGCAATGTTAATTCACCGTATTTTAAGAGCACCGCAACGTCGTGTTTATTATGTTGATACAGGAAATATTCCACCGAATGAGATTCCTACATTCATGGAAAAATTAAAAACGCAAACACAACGTACTCCATTTACAGATCCTAAAACAGGTGAATATAATTTACGTTACAACATGATGAACGTAAATGAAGATTTCTATGTACCTGTTAGAGGTGGAAATACAAATACTAAAATTGAAACATTACCTGGTCTTGAATATAATGCAATTGAAGACGTAGTATATTTAAGAGATAAAATGTTAGCTGCTATGAAAGTTCCTAAGGCATTCTTAGGATATGAAGCTGACGTTGAAGGTAAATCTACATTAGCACAACAAGATATTCGTTTTGCTCGTACAATTGAGCGTATTCAACGTATAGTAGTGAGTGAATTAACTAAAATTGCGTTAGTACACTTATATGCGCAAGGATATACTGACGAGAATTTAACGAATTTTGAGTTGGAATTAACGACACCATCAATTGTATACGATCAAGAACGTATTGCATTGATGAAGGAAAAAGTTGATCTAGCTAAAAATATTATGGATGCTAGCTTGTTCCCATCAGACTATATCTACGATTACTTATTCCATATGAGTGAAGACAAATATGATGAGTTACGTGATCAAGTAGTTGAAGACAAAAAGCGCCAATTCCGTTTATCTCAAATTGAAAATGAGGGTAACGACCCAGTTATGAGTGGTCAATCATACGGAACACCACATGATTTAGCATCACTATACGGAAAAGGACGTAACGGAGTAGGTGTACCGCCAGCATATGATGAAACAAATCCTGTTGGAAAACCACAAGAAAAAACATCAGTGTATAATACACAGAAACGCACATTGGGTAAAGATCCATTAGGAAAAAGTATAGATATCCAACCAGACTCACCTAAACCCGCTGAACCTAAAAATGGTTCACCTCTAGCACTTGAAAGTACTAAGGCTATATACATGCAGAATAAACAAATGCTTGAGGAAATGTTTAAAAAATCTAATGTATTTGACAAAGAGAACACTGGAGATTCGCTGCTGGATGAATCAAATATTAAAGATATATAATAAAATACATATTTATAATTAGTAAATTCATAGTGTGAAACTAAAACATAATAAATTTAAAAATACTGGTATTTTATTTGAACTTCTCACCAGGCAAATCACTGCTGATATCATGTCTAATAAAGATTCAGCAGCTGTTGGTATCGTAAAAAATTATTTTTCGCGCGGCGAGATTGCCAAAGAATATAAGTTATACCAAACATTAACTAAGGTAACATCATTAAGTGAAGCTAAAGCCGAAATTGTTATTTCGTCTACTATTAAATTAGCTGAACGTTTAAATCGTTCTAATCTCCGCAAAGAAAAATATAACTTAATTAAAGAAATTAAGGAAAACTACGATTTAGAAGAGTTTTTCAAAGCAAAAATACACAACTATAAAGCACAGGCTGCTATCTATAATTTAATAGAAGCGCATATTTCAAGTGAGTTTATAGATCCTTCTTTTGTTGTTGATAACAAAGTAACTTTACTTGAGTTTTTAACGAAACAAAACGTAGATAAAAATAAGATTGAAGATCAAGTAATGCTTGAATATACTTCTCAAGACAAAGCTACCCGTAATTTGATTTCTAAAATAATGATTGAGAAATTTAATGAAAAGTATGCTAATTTGTTGCCTGAGCAGCGTGATGTATTAAGAATATATATTAATAAAATATCTAATACTGTTTCTTTACGTGAATACGTTAACAAGAGCTTTGAAGATGTTAAAAAATCATTAGTTGAATTAAGTGCTAAAGTTGCTGATCAAAGAACACAGATCAAACTTAAAGAACTTCAATCAATTATTAAGCCACTTGACAAAAATGAATCAGTTAAAGATGAAGATATATTAAATCTTCTTCAGTTTCATGAACTAATCCATGAAATCAAAACATTATGATACCAGAGGCATTAAAAAAATATATTGATGAATTAATTACGTCTCATTTAGAAGAAATGGACGGTGCTACATCAACTACTGCTAGCGCTGGTGGTGAATATACTAGCAAATATTTTCTTAAAAAACCTAAAAAGTTAGAAGAAAAAACACCAACATTAGCTGCAGGAACAGCTAATATTAGCACATATACTAAAGATGGTTTTACAAAAGCTAAAGAAGGCATGCCATCTGATTCTAAAATATACGATTACAAACAATTTCCTGCAAAACCAGAACCAAAAAGATATAAATTGTATAAGGAAGCATTAAAAGATATGATTAAAGACGAATTATTAAACGAAATTTCATATCGCCGTTTTGCAGAAAACGTATCTAAAATTTCTTCTGAACGTAAAATTACTCGTGCATTAAATGAAGTTAGAAAACGCATTAGAGAGATTGAACAAGTAATTGAATATTCTAATAGATTAAAAACTGAAAATACAATTAAAAAAGAATCATTTTGGACTTCAAAAACAGAGCAATTAAGTGCATTGTCTGAAAGACTTAATGAATTATCAAATAAAATTAGAACTTTATCTCAATAATTAAAATATGAAAGACGATAAAAAAATATTAAGTAAAGAAGAGCTTAAGAAAAAGCTTGACGAATTAGGTGATGAAATCAAATATCGTGTAGCTGAAGCTAAAAAAGCTGACGCAAGTATAGCTGGTGCTCATAAAACTGATATTAGTGAGTTGATGAAAGGCTATCGCGAAATGAAAGAAGCATACGAAAGAATGTTAAGAACTGAAGCTGAATCATTACAACTTGAAGATATTTTAGCGTCTTTAGCTGAAGAAAAAGAAGAAGATCCTAAAAAAGTTGAAGAAAGAGAAAAACTTCATGAAGATAGAGTTAAGGCTTTTGATGAATTAATTGATATGGTTGCTAAAATTAAAGCAGCTTTACCAAAAGCTAAAAAACAAACTGAACAATACTATAAAAAGAACCCAAAATCATTTGCTGTTGTATTTTCTACTGATCAGATGAAAAAAGATTTAGCAGAAATTTTGGAACAATTAGTTGGTAAAGAAGAAAAAACCGAAGAATAATGAAAAGTATTAGCGTACAATACCAAGAGTTAAAAGAGGGTAAAATGACTCAACATCAATTTTTGCGTAATGCAAGAATGATGTTCCCTAACTTTGTAACTAACCATAACTCATTCGATGATTCAGTTAAAATCCTTAAAAATAAAGGATTACTGAATGAAGGTAATGCTGTAAAAGGTACTCCTGATAAGGCTCCTACTTACGATTACCCAACTCAACCTGGTAAGTACATGAAAGTTGTACAAGAACCAGAAGTTGATGAACAAGATGGCATTTATCCTGCTACTACTGTAACAGATATTCCTAAAGAGGAAGTTAGCAAGCCAATTAAGAGCAAAACTAGGCCTGATGGTTTAGAACCAATTAAGGATAAAGACACTAAAAACGAGATGAAGAAAATTCGCATCGTTAAAGAGTCAAAAAAAAACTTAACTGAAGCTAACATCGTTGAAGCAGAGGATCTTTCTCCTGATGCTAAAGCTTTTATTGATATGATTGAAAAAAATCCTACAATTAAAGGCAGACTTGAAAAAATAAGCAATCCTAAAGAAATAGAAGACATAGTTTCTAAACTATTTGCAAAAATAGACCCAGAAGTTCTAAAAAACATGCCAGGAGTAAAATCCGCTGTAACAAAAGGAATAAGCAAAATCGCAGGTATTTCTGATAAAGAAGAATTTCGTCCTGGAGTTGATTTAGGTAAATCATCTGAAAAATTTTTAGGCCAATTCCGTTCATCTGGTATTAGTGGTCCTGAAGGATCTCTTAATAGACTAAAAGAAACAATTAAATCTTTAGTTAGTAAAATGCTAGATGAATATGAAGTAGGAGATGAAAGTGATGAAGCTCCGTCTGTATCTGGTGTTGCTAGTATTATTGTAGATGATGTTATTAATCGTATTGAATCTAATGATGTTAATTTAAGTTTTACTTCTAAAGAAATAGAAGATGTACTTAATGGTTTCCAAGATAAAATAGGACATCGTTATAGTGATGAACAATTTGAAACTATTATAGATAATGTTCTAGCAGTATTAAAGAAAAAAGGATATAATATTACTATATAATGAAAGAACTATTAATAGAACGTATTACTAATTTTCATATTACTCCAACTATGTTGGAGGAATCTGTTAAAAACAATGGTGGACGTCTTCTCGTTCAAGGTTTAGTACAACGTGCTGAAGCAAAAAACGGCAATGGCCGTGTGTATCCTAAAGATACTCTTGAAAGAGAAATACAAAAATATAAAGACACATACATTAAGGAAAATAGAGCATTAGGAGAATTGGATCATCCAGAATCTCCAATCATTAACTTAAAAAATGTATGTCACAATATTAAATCTTTATGGTGGGATGGTGATGATGTAATGGGAAAAATTGAAGTTTTACCAACACCTTCAGGTAATATTTTAAAAGCACTATTAATTGCTGGCATTACTGTAGGTATTTCATCACGTGGTATGGGCTCTGTAAAACAAATTGGTGAAACTGTTGAAGTACAACCAGATTTTGAATTGTTATGTTGGGATTTCGTATCAACTCCATCAACGCAAGGTGCATTTATGGAAATTGTTAGCGAATCAAAACAATATAACCAGTATAATAAAGAACAACAATATAAACTTGATAAAGTTAACGAACTTGTAACAGAAATTCTTTGCAATCGCGCTGGTTTCTGTACTTGTGAATTACCTGGATATTAAAACAACACAACAATGGAAGAATTAGCATCAATATTAATGCATTCAAGAACTCAAGCACACGTATTTCACTTAGGTGTAAGTGGTCCTGGTGCTTTTGCTGCTCACACGGCTTTAGGTACCTACTATGATGAAATAGTTGACCTAGTAGATGGTTTAGTTGAATCATATCAAGGTAAATACGGCCTAATTAAATTCAGACCAGTAGCTGGTTTGGATAATAATTGTGATGGTTCAAATATAGTATCTTATTTTGAAAAATTAGTAAATATTGTTTGTGCTTTAAGACAAGCCCCTAATCTTCAAGATAGTTTTATTCAAAATGAAATAGACAACGTAGTAAAGTTGTTATATTCAACAAAATATAAATTGGTTAACTTACAATAATTAAAAGTCATGGCAAAAGCTAAATCAGCTAGTTCTCAGAAAGTCACCTTCGGTAAACGTAAATTAGGTAAAGCAAAAAGAGCATTTAACAAACACGATCGTTCCGAAAAAAATTATAGAGGACAAGGAAGATAAAAAGAACCGCGTTAAAAACGCGGTTTTTGTATTTCCACATATATTTATTTACGACTAATGAGCTATCTCACTCTACTCTTTATAGCTCTGTCATTATTAATAACAACCTATTAAGCTTTTACTCAATAAGCTTATTTCCGCAAACTAAATTTAAGGAAAATGAACACAAAAGACCTTTTAAAGGAGGCCATTGCTGACGCTAAAGCTGTTCGCGAAACTGCTCTTGCCCAAGCTAAACTCGCTCTTGAAGAGGCTTTTACTCCACGTTTACAATCTATGTTCGCTGCAAAGCTACAAGAAATGGAAGACGATGAGATGAAAGAAGCTGAAGACAAGATGGAAGAAGCAAAAGACAAGATGGTTGATGAAGCTGAAGTTGATGAGGCCAAAGAAAAAATGGAAGAAAAGGCAGATATGGAAGAATTCGACGATGACGATAACAGTCTCGAAGAAATCGACCTTGACGAAATCCTTGCTGAATTAGATGCTGAATTGTCTGAAGAAAAAGACGAACTTAAAGAAGCTAAAGATGAAGAATCTGAAGAAGAAGAAATCGAAGCTGAAGAAGACGTTGAAGACGAAAAATCTGATGAAGAAGAAAACGAAGAGGAAGAAAAAGAAGTATCTGAACTTACCATGGACGAATTAGAGGAATTGATCCGCGACATCGTTTCTCAAGAAATGGAACCAGGTGATGAAGACGAATTAGCTGACGCTGGTGTTACTGGCGACGGTGAAGACGTTTTACCTGACACAACTGATGATGAGGTAGTTGACATTGAAGAAGTTAACTTAGACGAAATCTTAGCTGAATTATTAGGCGAAGAAATGGATGAGTTAGACGAAAGAAAGAAGTATGGTGGTAACAAAGGAGACGTTCCTGCTGACAAACGTGGTGATAAAAAAGACACCGCTGAGGAAGAAGGCGTTGAAGATTACAAAAAGAGGAAAAAAATGGAAGAAGAGTTACAATTAGCTCTTGAAGCCGTTAATACTCTTCGCCAAGAACTTCAAGAAGTAAACTTATTAAACGCTAAATTACTTTACGTTAATAAGATCTTCAAAGCTAAAAACTTAACCGAATCTCAAAAAATTAAGGTTGTTAAAGCATTTGATAAAGCTGAATCAGCTAAAGAAGCTAAACTTGTTTATGAATCACTTTCAGAAACATTTACAGCTAAAGCTGAAAAAAGCCAAATCAAAGAATCCTTGGGATTTGCATCTAAAGCTGCAGGCGTTGCTCCACAAAAACAACCAATTGTTGAAAGCAACGAATTTATCTCTAGGATGAAAAAATTAGCAAACATCAAGTAATTAAAAACAAAAATTTCTGAAAATGGAAAATTTAAACATGCTTTTAGAAAGCGCAAACCCATGGAAGAGTCAGCAAGCTGAAGCTGCTAAGACTGCTACTAAATGGGAGAAAAGTGGCTTGTTAGAAGGCATTAACAGCGAAATTGAGAAAAACAACATGGCTGTTATCCTCGAAAACCAAGCTAAGCAGTTGGTAGTTGAATCTACTAACATTACTGCTGGTACTAACTCTATGTTAGGTGGTACTGGTGAAAACTGGGCAGGTATCGCGTTACCATTGGTACGCCGTGTATTTGCTGAAATCGTAGCAAAAGACTTCGTATCTGTACAACCTATGGCTATGCCTTCTGGTCTTGTATTCTACTTAGACTTCCAATACGGTAACAACAAAACTCCTTTCCAACAAGGTAAATCACTTTACGGTTCATTAGCTGATGTTCAGGCAACTGATTATGACATCACTAACGTAGACCCAACTGGTGGTTTGTACGGTCAAGGTAGATATGGTTACTCAATGAACCAATTCTCATCTTCTGTTACTTATTCTGCATCTTTAGTTAATTCATTATCTCAAGTTAACTGGGATACTCGTTATGAGTCTTCTACCGGTTCTTTATATGTAATTAATGTATCTGATGCTCAGTGTGCAACATTGTCATTACCTGACTTCTTATCAGTTCAAGCTTGGATTCCAAGTAGCTCTGTAGTTGCTGCTCCTGTAGTATTACAACAGTTCACTCAATACCAAAGTGGTAGTGGTGCAACTGCATTATCTTTCGTTGTTAACTTCCCATTAACTGGTTCTACTTCTTCTGGTTCAATTGCATTGTATTACAACAAGCAAACTACTCCAGCATTACGTGGTGACTTCGAAGCTGACAACACTAACATCGCCATTCCTAACGCCGCTGATCCTGCTCAGATCGACATCCCAACTATCAACATTCAGTTGAAGTCAGATGCTATCGTAGCTAAAACTCGTAAGTTAAAGGCTCAATGGACACCAGAATTGGCTCAAGATCTTAACGCTTACCAAAACATCGATGCTGAAGCTGAATTAACAGGATTGTTATCTCAGTATATTGCTATGGAAATCGACTTAGAAATTCTTTCTATGTTGACTGAAGAAGCAGCTACTATCGGTTACTGGTCAGCTGAGAACAACAAATTCTGGAACGGTTCAACTTTCGTTCAAACTTCTACTACTACTGGTGGTTTCTATAACACTCAGGGTGGTTGGTTCTCAACTTTAGGTACTGTTCTTCAATCTGTATCTAACAAGATCTTACAAAAGACCTTACGTGGTCAAGCTAACTTCTTAGTTATCTCTCCTCAAATCGCTACTATCATGCAGTCTATCCCAGGATATGCTTCTGATGCAGGTGCTGATTTAGAGAAAGTATTTAACTTCGGTAGCCAGAAGATCGGTACTTTGAACTCTCGTTACAAAGTATACGTTAACCCTTATTTTAGCAACAACGTAATCTTAATGGGTTACAAAGGTGCTCAGTTCCTTGAATCAGGTGCTGTTTATGCTCCTTATGTTCCATTGTTGATGACTCCTCTTGTTTACGATCCTAATACTTTCGTACCAAGAAAAGGTATCATGACTCGTTACGCTAAGAAAATGGTACGTCCTGAATTCTACGGTAAGGTATTCGTTAATGGTTTAAACACCTTAGGTATTGCCTAATCATTAGAATGATGATAATAAAAGGGTCGAGCGCAAGCTCGACCTTTTTTTTACATATGTATCGACAGGTACCTGTTTTAAGTAAGTTGTATATTTTTTAACCAAACCAATTAAAACATGGAAATTTTAGATTTCTTATTACACTGGCACTTTTGGGCTGGTGTATTGGTGGGATGGGTTGCAAGCCCATTTCTTAACAAATTAGTTTCTAAATTTAAAAAGTAAATTAAAATTGAGCCTCCAGAAATGGGGGCTCAATATTTATATAAAATATAGTTGCATGCGTGAGCCAAATCGTGAGAGGAAAAACGACATTAAAGTTATTAATGCGTTACAATTAAATGAAGAGCAAAAAGAAGCAAAAAGGTTAATTGTAGAAAACCAAATAGTAGTTATAACAGGCAGAGCAGGATCAGGTAAGTCATTAGTATGTGCTCAAGCCGCATTAGATTTCCTCAAGAAAAAACAAATTAGTTGTATTTACAACACAAGAGCAGCCATTGAAGTAGGTCGATCATTAGGATTTTTACCTGGTGACATTAATGGTAAGTTTGATCCTTATATGGAAGCTTTTATTGAAAATCTTAATAAATGTTGTACTAATAAAAATGAAGTAGTTGAATTAATTGAAGGAAATAAGGTTAAAGCACTACCAGTTCAATTTATACGTGGTAAAACAATTGACGATATTTTAATAGTAGAAGAGGCACAAAACCTAACTAAAGGTGAAATGCTAGCCATATTAACACGCCTAGGCAAAACTGGCAAAATGGTTATTAACGGTGATAATGAACAAACCGATATAAGAATCCACACAGGAGAATTGAATGGACTTTCTTATGTTATTGAACTATCCAAAAAAATCGAGGAAATTAAGTGGATTAAATTAAAAGAAAACCATCGTTCCGATCTGGTGGGTAAAATACTTGAATACGAATACGGTAAATAACAATAGGGAACAAATATTTATAGCCAGTAATTTCTACATGATATGGCAGCAGGTAAATATTCTTTTATAATAGAACAAGGCTCAACAGTCGATTTCTCAATAGTCTACAGCGATTCCAATGGGAATCCAGTTAATTTAGTTGAATTTGACTCAAAGATGCAAATACGTGAAACGTACACTTCTGCTCCGTTACTGACGTTGAGCAGCAGTTTAAATGGTGATGGTACAGGTTTAAACATGACTAACGCTGCCTCAGGCACCATAGGAATTTATATTGCATCTTGTACCTCTTCTATGCTTACATTTAACGAAGCCATATACGATTTGGACATAATTTCAGGTAGTTCATGTCCTGTAGTTATACGAATTTTAGAAGGTAAAGTTAAATTAAGTAAAGAAGTTACCGTAGTTGACTAATGAGCCAAGTAGAAGTAAATACAAATACCAACAGTGTTAATGTACAAAATCTTATTAACACAATTGATGTCAATCAAGACAGCAATATTGTTGTTGTCCCTCAACAAATAACATCAGTAGTAGAAGTAATAACTGCTGGTCCTCAGGGTCCTAAAGGTGAACCTGGAGATCCAAGTTTGTTTACTAGTAGTTTCGTTGGTACAGGTTCGTTTTTTGCCTTTACTGCTTCGATGTATAGCTTTACAGCATCGTATTATCTTGATTCTGCTTCATTTAGTGCATCAATAGCTGAATTACAAGATTATAGTACCAGTTTTGACCACTCAATTATTTACTCAGGCAGTGTATCAGCACAAGTAAATGTAGATGGAAATTTATTTTTAATAAAATCAGGTAGTAATCCTTATTTTAACATTAAGGACACATCTGAAACAACAATATATAGCAATCTTTTCATTGTTAAAAATTTTACAACTCAAAATCCTGTATTGACAGTAACGGAGAGTATTGTACGAATTGCAACCCACTCGTTTAATCCAACGGATCCAACAGTGGCGGGTAGCATTTGGTTCACCTCGTCGTCTTTTTACGTGGGGTTAGAGTAAATAAATATTTATAATGGATAGAGCAACACAAAATATAAAATAGCATGGCAACCTGGAAGAAAGTCATAGTGTCTGGTAGTAGTGCCCAACTAGCAGCACTTAAAGTAGATAATTTAATAAATGGCGTTGTAACTGGTAGTTCCGATGGAACATTAGGTATACAACCTATTAATGGTACTGGCAATATTGTTGCCACTACTGGTGCTACGGGCGTAGTAATGACTGGTTCTTTTACTGGTTCATTTACTGGTTCGTTCCAAGGTACAACCAATCTTCCTGACTTAACTCAAGGTACTGGTATCGTACCTTTCCTTTATGACGGTGGTACTACAGCTACAGTTGCTGTAAGTGGTGCTGCTCAACTATTTGATAATGCTATTACTAAGTGGAATATTGCTGATGGTAAATTTGTAAATTCAAGTTTAACAGATAATGGCACAGTAATAAGTGGTACCTCATCT